CTCTGGTGCTTAAAGTTGCACCTAAGACCTAGTTAGGATGATGGCTAACGCCACTCCCCCAGGTCGGTCCAGGGGCCGTAAAAGGCCCCTACTTGTAGCCGGTATGAGCACCCCCGTTCCTGGTTTGGAGACCCAGGAGGGATACCTTGACATGAATCGATCCACTGGAGCCACCCCTCACGGGGTAGCCCGGTCATCTTCATGTCATACATACCGCCGTCGCTCAGTCGATATAGCTGCGCGGCAACTACACCCAGGAAGTTACCTGGCTGAGGCCCCAAATTTGGGGTCGACTGATACCGGACGCCAGACACTCCCTCCCAGCCGTGTTTATTAGACACGACAAAGAGGGATTTCTGACTCTCGTCCCAGTTGCATATCACACCGTCAGAGTCCCCTGCGTGAGCAGGAACCCGACAATGCGTAGCAACAAGACGAGGTAAGGCTTGCAGGACTCGAAGCCATGCTGGATACATCCGAAGATCACAACCATCACGGTTGGAACGACGGTGAGCCAGACGACGGAGGCCATTAGCAAGCCTAAAGAGGGTTTCAACCCCGTTCGGTATTTCCTTCTGGAAGAAAGGACGGACTTCGGTACCGTCATAGTAATCCTTACCGCAGCTCTCGCGGAACGGTCCCTCGCTGAAAGACTTCGCCTCGTTAAAGGTGAAGCCTGCCCAGGTCAGGACTTCTTTCGCGAGAGAGTAAGCGGCAACTGGGACAACTATGTCATCGCCGTAGACTAAGACCGATTGGTCAATCTCCAGCTCTGTGCACACTCCGACCATAAGTCCCCAAAAAATCAGGGACTCGAGTTCGAAGGTGTAACCATTCCCCATAGAGGAGAACTTCTCATAGCGTAACCATTTCCCTTCATACCAACCGATCTTAGATCGGAGCATGTCGAGGACTGCAAACCACCCGTCAGGGAGGAGCAGCCGGACTAGTTCCTTGGCGACTGTGTCGCTAGCGGAAGACAAGTCAATAGTTGCTAGAGTACCGGTTTCGGACCCCAACTTAGCCGCACGCTGATTAGGCGTTTGGTCGTCAAGGTCTATACCCACACGTTTAAGCCGTCGTCGCATCACAGAGCCTACCCCTAACTGGGCGTAGACATTCATGAGCGGTTCGATTGCTATAGTACGGTGGGTCACCGTGGTTTTCGGTACGAAAGCTACTCTGTTGCCGGGCACGAGTGCGAGATCCGACTTAGAGACGAAGGGCCAAAAGCCCTCAACCTCGCTATCGGTGATACTTCGTGCCCATTGAGGCTGGCTCATCACGAGCAGAGCCGCAACATCCGCCGCATCATGTGATGCGGACGGTTGGACCTGCAGCTTATCGTAAAGGGACGTGAGTCCCTTGACCTTTGAGTGATTAAACACCCCTGGGCCAAATCGACAGCTGTAGAGCCACTCCCTCGAATCGGGGCGAGGACCAATGCACTCGTGGATTTTTGCTATCGCCGTCGAAATGACGCGCGAAATAGCTCCGGTTGCCCCTTGAAGGGGATCGGCCACAAATGCTCTGATCCTGCGGTTCGTTTCGAGACACTCTGACTCGGCAGCAAGGAATTTCACCTTCGCTGCTTCCTCGGGGTCCACGCCCTTGATTTTCAAGGGAACCTTCTTCAAAAAGCTAACGGCTTGGTAGTCGTTGCTAAATCGAAAGGCGTTCGTATACCACAAAGGATCGATACTTTTACGTACGAGCTGTTCAAGCTCGCCGTATCGGAGTAAGATCTCACAACTAAGTGAAATCGGAGTGTCGAGAGACACATACAGATCCGTAGCAACATCCCACAGGAGCCTTTCGGGCGCCCTGTAGTTGCTAAGATGCGCTCTTAGCGATCCGGCTAGTGCCTTCTTGTGAGAAGGTCTATGCTGGCTCCATTGAGTCGAACGACTATTGTTCATAAGCCCAATCAAGGACGAACGCACCATTAACAATGGTGCGCGCTCGGCCGTAGATTCCCAGGTTCTGCGCGACCTTCACAGGCAGCGAGTGGACCGGGTGATCTACAAAGTCGGGATACTGAACTCCAAGATCGTCGTTCAGAGATACGCGCTCGGTAACCCCAATCTCGCCTAAGGCGTTATGACTGAGGGCGAAGACTGCCTGTACAGGCGCATCAACGCTTAAATCGGCGCGCATCATCCACCCCACCATGTCAGGAGACATGATTGTGTAGCGCTTCACAGCGCTAGCACCATTTCTTACTAACATTTCCTGAAAGGAAACGTAACTCCCATAAGGGATATAGTAAAAGCCGGACAAAACGAACTCGCCAGCCTCGTGCTTACGCACGTGGTGACGGGAAACGAGGAGCCGGTTCCAGCCAGAAGCAGAGCTTACTTGACTGAGGGCCCATTCTTCGCGAATGATGCTCATATGATCTCCTTGATGCCCGAAGGCGGGTTACGTGGGGATTGCGCCGGTTTCGGCGGCCTGCTTGACGATCGTGAGGCTGAAAAGCGCGGCATGCCGCGCAACAGCTTCATCCACGTCGGCGGACGCCAACTTGGCCGGTCGCAGGATCTCGCTGTTCACCGTGACGGTGCCATCGAGTGCACCCGTCGTCTCGTTGACAACGGGATAGGTCGACTTGACCAGAGTGCGATACACCCCGTTCGCGCGGTCGGTCGGAATTTTCCGGCCGAGGAAAGCGCGAATCATGCCCAAGATTGACGTGGCGCCCGATTCCACCCACTCGACGCTATCGGCATTCACCGAATAGACATCGAAGGTGACGTTGGACGCCGCGGCGTTCTTGAGGGTCAGTGCGGCAGCTGCTGCCATTGAAACTCTCCTTAAGGGAGGATATCCACAAGAGTAAAACCACTCTATAAGGTCCTGCGCTAAACGCGCATTCTGCCCTTCAGCAGAGCCAAAGACGTCATCATCTTCTTCCAATCGCTGGAAAAAGGATTGTTGACCCTAAGCTCCGTAAAAGGGACTTCGAGAGAGAGGTTGGGATCGCGTACATACTCGCGATAGCTGACTTTGGCGGAGTACTCACCTTGCCTCCACGTCTCGCCACCATGTTCAACATGGGAGGGCGGTTCGCGGTACGCATAGGAGTACACGTTAGTTGTCTGAACCATCGCTTTCTTGATAACGACGCCTTGTAAGGCCGTTAGCGCCTGTAAGTAGTCGCCGACTGAAATAAACCAGTCGACAACAAAACTGTAAGGAACTAACTCCCAGACAGTCAGAGCGGGATTGGTGAGCCCGGTCTGCTGTAAGGTCGCTAAGTGTGGACTCTCGAGTTCCACCCAGACTTTCAGGCGAAGATCCTGATCAAACTTCAACGTTTCCGTTAGAAGCTGAGGATCCCCACCACCCCAAGGTACGTAGTAACGCGAATTGTCGTAGTCGTTTCCGGCTACGGACTTGTGCGAAACTTTGTAACTCAGGGGTCGACCCCCAAGTCCGATCTGCTGTGCAAACAGCTCGGCTTGGCCCTTAACGTCAGACATGAGAGGTATCCACCCATATCTGTACGAAAGCCAGTTCTTATGAACATCAGGCCTTCGGAGGTTAAGGAGTTCGGCAACTAGCTTTATGTTGCCACGGCGGAACGCTCGATAAGCGTTGACGATTCGTTCGCACGACTCGACAACCAACTTCGAAGTCTTCCGCGCCTCCACTAGCGTCACGGCTAAATTGGACTTTAGGTCCGATAGCTTAGCTAGCAACTTCAACCTGGCATTGAACAGGTTATTCTCCGAGATATCCGCGTAATCTGTACCGACCAACATGTTGCGAAACATGCGGTCGAGATCACCGGCGTCCCAGAGGTAACCGGGCTCATACCCAGGTGGAGTGTCAGTACTCGAACCATTCGAATGAAAAGCACCACTGTAGTGTCCCTGACGGTACACTGCCTTGATGTCTTTATACCGATTGATCGGAAGATCCTGACGAGGAATGCTACGGAAGCCAGGTGTCCGTACCCAGTCTTTCAACCTCTCCCTATACTCCGGAACATGAAGTTCGAAGTCAAGGGGCGAGATGTCACGACTGGACGGCATAGGTTGCTCCATAG